TTTGACAATATATATATTAATTCATATTTTGTTTTCATTTTGTTTTCAAAATTTGACAATATATATATTAATTCATATTTTGTTTTCATTTTGTTTTCAAAATTTGACAATATATATATTAATTCATATTTTGTTTTCATTTTGTTTTCAAAATTTGACAATATATATATTAATTCATATTTTGTTTTCATTTTGTTTTCAAAATTTGACAATATATATATTAATTCATATTTTGTTTTCATTTTGTTTTCAAAATTTGACAATATATATATTAATTCATTTTATATTTGAAATATCTTTATATTATTTTAGTTATAGTTATAGTTTTAGTTTTTAAATACAATAAAATAATTAGAGAGAAATATATATATTATTAAACAATTTAAAGAACATTATTTAGTTTTAGTATAATATAAGTATTTCATTATTATATTATAATATAATGTCTTTATTTTTTAGTAACTCAAATTTATTAAAGAAATTTAATACTGCAAATATAGATAGTTGGATACAACAACCTTTAGAAAAACTTACTTGTGATAAATATAATATTTTTTTAAAACCAAATGAAATTAGAAATATGGAAAAAGAATTATTAAATCTTATACGATATTTATTAACTAATAACAAATTTGAAATACCTTGTCAAACAATTAATCCTCCATTCATTTATAGAGCAGGAAGAATAGAAACAGTAGATGGAAAATTTTTTCCAGTAAGTAAAAGTGTCGCTTCAAATTGTCCTACTCCAGGAACTATTAACGAACCAATCTGGTTTTCATTAACACCTCTACACGGATATTTAGGTTTAACACCTAATAACCGATATGGTCTAGTGGCTTGTCGACGGATTAAAGATATTAGTACTGATAAGAAAATTAATTTTCTTATCAATTTAAGTACAAATATCGAACCGACCTGCAACACCACACCACCTAGATCTTATTTGTTATCAAAATCTTTACAAACAGCAATAAATAAAGTTATTTTAGTTTTGATTGTTAGGTTATATTGTAATACATATTCAGAACTTCATCCAGAGGATTTAACTTATGAGTTTATTATAGCAAATGCAGGAACAATCAATTTGAGTCGTACAGTAAATGGGTATGATTGTGATGATCGGTATCGAGGAGGAACAATTGCAACATTATTAGAATCGTGGAACTACGCAGATGGAACAAGAAGTAGTATTTATAATGAAGATAGAATTGAAATAGACGTATTATTTGAAATTTTTAATTTAATTGAAAGAATTATCAATAATTTTACTAATATCATAAAAAAAGATGTTGTTAATATTATGAACAGGCACATGCAGGATCCTTCTTTACAAATAGATTATGATGTTAAAATAAATTTACTTGGTTGGATATGTAAGAATGTACCTCAAAAAACTACTTGTCGCACATTTCCTGGTGAATGGGCTTTATCGATAAAAAATTTTAGTAAACCAATGCGTTATAATATTTTTGACCCAAGAGATATAAATTGTCAAATAAAATTTTATATTTATGATAATACAACCCAAAGAAATTATCGTGAAATAAATATGAATGAACTACCATCACAGACACAGACGTCATCTGGATTTCTCGAATGGATTGGATTCGGAGGATTTGGACAAACAGAGTCGGTAGAATTTGAACCAGAAACAACGATGGAATATTCTAAAAAACCAGAAGATATTAATAGTGATTTATTTGAAGTATTTTTTGATACTAAATCAGATGAATCATTATATACAAAACAACCTGAAGGACTTTCAGAAATAATAAAAAACTATATTGACAAAAATAAATTAAAATATTCTAAAAATGTAAATATATCATATAATGATACAACAAATCCTCTTAAAAAATATGAACTCATACAATTCAACACTAGTAATAATATACCATCTATAGAAAACTATACACAAACTGTAGCAGCAGCAGGAGGTTCTAGAAAAAAATACTTTTTCAAAAAAAAAACAAATAATAGAAATAAAAAATTAATTTATACTGAAAAAAGTAAAAAAAAATATAAATATAAAAAAATATAAATATAAAAAAATATAAATATAAAATAATTAGAGAGAAAATAATATATATTTTAAACAAACTATTTAAAGAAACATATATTATTATTAAACTATTTAAAGAAACATTATTTATCTATTTTTAATTGCGTTGATAAATGTGATATGATTTTTTGAACTGGGTTATCTGGCGGAGATAAAATCGCTTGACAAAAATAAATATTATCTTTCTTAGCTTTTGGATTCTTTTGTGTATATTCTGGACCAAATACTAATGCTCTTGTTTCTAATATATCTATCGTTTTTTTTATTACTTCATTATTTGAACTATCTTTTATCCAGTTATTATCTTTATCTTTTATACAGAACAAATTCCTCTTTAAATCTATACAGTGAATTGGTCTTTTCGAAATACCTAGTAAATCTAAATTCTGAGTTAAACTATTTATAATCGCTTTTGTAAAACCTACCGTTCCTATCTTTAAAAAATCTTCATAACCAAATTGATAATTCTTCATAAAATTGTCAATACTTATCGCTTCTTTACACGTTTCGTTTAAAAATATATTTAAATTAAATATCGTCTTATTTATAGTATTATTATTAGTAGTAGTATTACCAGTATTTATTATATTATTACTTACATCCACTATTTGAACATGTTGTATTTTATTTTGTTCTGCTTGTTGTAATTGTATTTTTAATAATTGAATTTCATTATCTTTATCTTGTAGTTCTAACAATTTAATCTTATCTTTGTATTTAATTAATTCTGATTCTTTTTCTATTAACTGTTGTTGTTGCTTAATTAATTCAACATGTTGTTCATCTAACTCTTGTTTTTGTTGTATTATTTGCTCTTCATATTGTTCATGTTGTTTTTTAATTTTACACGTCTTTTTGTGTCTCGAATGACTCGATTGAGAATTAAATATTTTATCACAATATTCACATTGATTTATTTTAATAATATTGTTTATTTTTTTATAATGCTTATCCGTGTCAAGATGTTTATTATAATCTTTTATGTTATTCGAATTAAAAACACAATTTAGACAAATATATTTATAAACTGGGAATTTTGAGGTAATTTTCATAACTCTATATATGTTATATATATTACCTTCTAACCTTTTTTATGTTATATATATTTCCCTTTTTACTTTCTTTTCAAAAATAATATTTATTTTTGAAATTTATACTTTTTATTTTTTTTTTATCATAACAAAAATAAAATAAAATAAAAGACGACCTTACCATAAAAACTTTTATGCAGTCAATTCACTTTTTTTTCCAAGATCATTTCACGAAAAGTGAAAAATGGACAAATATATTTGTCCATTTTCACTTTTTCAAAAAAACTTTTGAAATAAATAAAGTAAATTTTATTTTTAATTCTCTCCATTTCACCGAAATAGTAATTTTTATTTTTAAATTCTCCATTTCACCGAAATAGTAATTTTTATTTTTAAAAATATAATTAGAGAGATAAAAAAAATGTGGTTCTACCACATTTTTTTTATTTATACATTTACTAAAAATTTTTATATTTTATATAATTTTATTTATTTTGAAATTATATTAACATATAAACAATTTATATAAATTCTATCCAAAAATCTTTTTTAAAATATTTTAATATTTTTCTATTTATTTCAGCTTTACTAACTGAAGTAGCTAATATAATATCTTTAAATTTAGTAGAATCTAATACTTTTTTTATATTTTCTAAATTCTCGATATTATCATCTACTATACCTGTAGCCCATTGTGTTAAACCATATTTTCCTTCTACATCTACAATAAAACCAGTCGCACCACTTCCAAATATAACTTTAGGAACATTAAACATACCTTTGTCTGTTGTATTAGACCATTTAAATGATAATTCATTTAAACGATTAATTGAATATATACAAGGATATTTAAATATTTCACTTTCATTATGTGACATATGAGGTCGTCTTACTTCATATTTACTTTCACTATGAATTATATTAATTTTTTCATTACCTTTTATAATTTTTTCAATAATTTCAAAATTATAGTTAGGAATAAAGTCCCAATCTTTTAAGTTTATATTAATCATTTCTTTTTTTTGTGTTTTAATAGTTGTCGGTGTTTCATATGATTTATTTTGTATTAAATAAATGTCATATCTTGTATTACAATTAAATGTTTTAAGTCCATCTTTTTCATCATGTATTTCAAGATAAATTATTTGTTTTGATTTCATTAAGTCTTGTAATGGATGTTCTGGTTGTCTCCATAAAGATGGATTTACAAATAATAAATAACCATTAAGATTTATCCATTCTTGTAATGATCGTTCAATAAATTTAGTCCATAAAGTATGTCCCTTTCCTTTATTTCCACTATTATCATTATATGGTGGATTTCCTATTACTGCATTAAAAGATTCCATTCCAAACTTATTATTAATATCTAAAACAAGAGTATCACCTGTATGAAAATTAAATTCATAATCTAACTCATCTAATCCACAACAACTTTGAACATGACATTTCATAATCTCAGTAGTGATAAATACATTTAATGCTGTTAAATCGGCATAATAAATACATTCAGACATAATAACACGACATCTGTCAATTTCATCAGGAAATAAATCTTCAAGTCCTTTATAAAATCTATCAAATATTCCTAATACAAAATTTCCTTTTCCACAACAAGGTTCAAATACTTTTTGAGGTGTTTTCCAAAAATTATCTGGAATTGTATTTAACATTTCATCTACAAGTTTAACAGGTGTTGGAACTTCTGCGTTTTTTTTTCTTTCTTCATTAGTAGGTATAAAATGTTTTTCAATTAATTGTCGCAACTTGCGTGCTGGTGCTATGCTATAAATTTCACGAATATTTTGAACAATCTCGGCATTATTGTCAATAATATTGTTCATTATATTTGTTATAATAATATAATCTTGTTCATTTAATTCAATTTTTTTATCTTTTAATAATGAAATTATTAATCCTTTTGTTTTTTCATTAATAAATATATCTTTAAAATCAAATATTTTATATGATCTTGAAATTAATGCTAGTAAAGGAAATAAGAAACTTTTACACATTTCGTAAGTTTGATTAATTAAAAATTCAATTTTTGTATTTTCTATATCATCATTATTGTCATTATCTACAGTTTCAGTATCATTATCATTATTCATATTAATAGGTGCATCAATTTGAGTTTTTGTTTTATCACCTTTAGGACAATCTTGTTGTTCCCCTTCTAAATCTGTATTTATTTTATACATTTCTTTTTTTTGAAAATCTAATTTAATAAATTGTCGCATATCATCATCACAAATTATATTTTCTAATAAAAATGTATCATCTATTAAATTCATCATATTTTCAACTTCTTTTTGATAATAAGACCTAATTTCTAGATTTCTTAATTTACCATTATTAATTTGGTGTGGATCAAATAAGAATATGTTTTGTTCAAATAAGTAATACAATATTTCTGCATTTGTTTTTGTAGTTTTTGTATTTTTTCTATGTTTTTGTATAACATCAATTACATACAAATATGTTCTTTGAATATTCATATCTACATTAATTCCGATTGTTTTACCATCAGATTCAGTTAATGCTCTTGAAAATCGTTGTTTTTGATTATCTAAATGATGTCCATCATCTAATGATATAGTAACATCACAATCGTTATATGTAATACCTACACTACCTTTATTTCCTAATAATAAAATACAACCTCTTTTATTTTCAATTCTAGTTTTATTCATTATTGATTTTAAATATTCATTATAGTCTTCTTTAACATCTCCAGTATCTTCAATTGAATTAGAATATTCAATATTATAATCACTCCATAATGTGTTAATTTCTAAAAATTGTTTTAGTGTTTTTTGTAATAATGATATAGTATTATTTCTTGTGTGAATTGGAAGATACATGATAAATAATAATGGATTACCTCTTATCGATTTCCTTGAACTACGATTAGTTTGTGTATTTTCAATTTGTTTCATAATTGTATTTTTCATTTGTTGAGATGAAATTATACATTCAAAGAAATTTAATAATATTTCCGTACCATCAATAGTGGTAGATAGTTCAAATTGTTCTACATATTCAATCTCACCTTTAGCATTAATTTGTTGTCTCAATGCAAATAATGAACTACAACTATAACCAAAATTAGTTCCATTTTTAGTATTATATGTATTTATTTCTTTAATTAATGTATCTGGAAGAGTATATTTCATTAATACTTGTGTTGGATGCTTTGAATAATCTTTATTTAAAGTTTCATTTTCCAAACACTTTATAAATGTATTTCCGTGACGATTACTCATATATTCAATAATATTTTCTTTATTACTTAAAGTAGTAGTAGATTTTATTAGTTCTTTCATATATGCTTCATCTTCAATTTCCCACTCATAAATACAAGAATGATGAATACCAAAATATTTATTTGTTTTATATGATGTTCCAGATGCAAAAATTTTTAATTTAATATTTTTACAAATGTCTTCCATATCACTATCTATTTCTAAAATTTCTGTTTTAGTTTTATCTGTAGATGAACCTTGATGCGATTCATCAATAAAAATTGCATCAAATCCTATACTTTGTAATAATTTTTTTTTCCCCCCATCTGTTTTCAGATATTGAACACTACAAAAGATTATTCCATTAAATGATTCATCAATTGTATCAAATTCTTCTTGTAATTTATAATTTATATTTTTAAAATCAATATATGTATCTAAATCACTAATAAAACTATTAATTGTTGCTGGAACTGACGTCATAAACAATATTTTGTTATATCCATTTTCTAATAAGAAATTAGATTTTAATAACATAGTAATACTTTTTCCACTTCTTGGTTTATGACTCATAGACCACATATTATATTTTTGTGTTAAAAATGACTGTATAAATTTTTGTAGTGTCATTTCTTGATGTAATTTTTTAACTAATTGTTTTCTTGGTGATAACAAATATTCACCATTAATAAAATCTATAAAATCATTAATATTCAATTCATTATTTGAAAATCTTTGACAAAATACATCTAACGCATTTATAATATCAGTTTCATCAAATAACAAATTATTTTCAATAATTGTATCATGTATTTTTTTATCAATATTTAATTTATTTTTATATTTATGTTTTATAACAACTTTTTTATCTTTAACAATTAAACCAATTTTATAATCTGTTGTTTCTTTTGAAATTGTATTATCTAGTTTAGATACATCTGTTTCACCATATTTTTTTTTATATTTTATTGTAAATGCAATTGTAGTTGTTCCATTTTTTATAGTCATATCAGAAAGATTATTTCCACCACCTTCAACTTTTATTTTTAATAAATCATTAATATTTTTAATTTGTTTTAAATTTTGTAATTGTCCACCACTAATTTCTGTATAATTTATATTATCTATACATTTTAAAATAATAAGAATTAAACAAATAGTTTCAAAAATCCATCCTTGTCTTCTTTCGTCACATAATATTTTTTTTTCCATAATCAAATCAAATAATTGCTGACCGGTTAAATGTTTATTTGACAACATATTTGCAAATACATCTTTACGAAATTGTTGATTAATAAAATATTCTGTAATTAATGAATCTGCTTTTTTCTCTTTTGGAACCTTCTCCTTTTTCTCTTTTGGAACCTTCTCCTTTTTCTCTTTTGGAACCTTCTCCTTTTTCTCTTTTGGAACCTTCTCCTTTTTCTCTTTTGGAACCTTCTCCTTTTTCTCTTTTGGAACCTTCTCCTTTTTCT